TGATCTCCACTAAGTCCGCTCGAATGTCGCCCAAAAACACGAGTGCGTCCGCGTGGGCGCCCGCACGATGATTACTTGCCAACAAAACAGACAAGTCCCATAAGTTCACCACATCCTCCGTAGCAAAACACGTCGGAATCTCCTTACGAATCTCGCCCACATGGTAGTCTATTAGATGCCTCACTGTGTTCTCGTCAGTCATTTCATCACCTCCCCATTAGACCTTCCACAAACCCTACAGCACTGCGTACACATCACTTCTTTTTTTGCGGAAAGCCTGCCCAGGAAAATTCCAAAAAAACATCCGAAAAGCATGGCCGCAGCAAATCCAAGAGTCATGGCAAAATCCCAGTAGTACAGTATCGTGTGTTTCATCCGAGCACCTCCTTAAGCGTGTCCAATGCTTCTTGGACCGTGGGCCGTCTCTCCAGGCGGGAAATCGTTCGATCCCTGTCCTCCACACGATTCGAAAGCAAATCAATCGTATCAGTCAACTCACGCTCACGCTTCTCTAGCTCAAGGATTCTTGTCACCTTGCTCATGAGCAACGCGGCTTGCTTCTCGACATCAGCCTGTGACATCGCGCCGGTTTCCTCAATGAAGCGAACTCTGGTTGAATTATCTGCTTCCTGGAAATTCGCTTTACCATCGTGGTTGACAGAAAGTGTAGGCGCAACCCCTTGCTGAATTACCGCGTAATACTGACGCGTGTCCCCCTCTTCCTTCGTCCCGTCTGGATTTGTGATCTCAATTCTGTAAAGCTTGCTCATGGTTCTCTCCTCTTTGTTTTTTGCTTCGAAACATCTTCACGTAATTCACCTTCTGTAACCGATTCTCAATCTCGTGCCGCGCAAATCGAACAATCTCTCCGTTCCTCAAATACCCGCGCCCCGCGCGGCTGTGGTCCAGCGTGTGTAACACATGCTCTCCCCCTTGCGGGTCCACCAGGCTTCCTGTCTTACTGCCTTCACGGACCGTGAGCCGTATGCTCCAGCCCTGGTGATGCCACTCATACCTCTTCATTGTATTTCCTCTGGAGTGACACCATCTCTGCCTGGATTTCTTTAAACCGCCCCTGGTGTTTTATGATCTCTGAAAAATGCTCCCCCAGTTGCGCTCCTTCCGGTGTGTTTATGAGCGGGATCTTCTCACGCTCAATCAGATCCCGTACAATAGTGTACGCATTCATCAGGTGTGTGAGCATACCGCCCATGGCGTTCAGCGCTGCTGCCCCCCTCAGCAGTGTTTGATCCATGTACGCAACCTGCGCCCTCAAATCAGAAATCTCCTGCCTTAAAACTTCACTCATTTGTCACCTCCTGGGGGCGGTAAGCGTGTCTCTAAAAGTTCATCCAACCACTGGTCAAGCGTGTAGCAAGGGCTTCGTCTACGAGCCTGCGCGATCAGATCCTCGATGTCTCCAGGTGTGAGATGTACTCTCATATCCCCGCGCACTACCGCGAACAGCGCACCGTGGGCCGCCAGTGTGCCGCATAAATCCTGCGCCATCGACAACGACGTGTGCGATCGCTTTATTCTTCGGTCCATTCCGTCGCTCCTTCCTTTTTCTTTGCCTCACGCTCCACGGCCCACGCTTCACGGTAAGCCTGCACACTCGCCAGGGCTGCATTCAAACTGCTCTCGGCGACTACCAGGAGGTGTTCTGCACGGACCGTGGAGCGCTGGGTGCGAAGATCCCGAAGAGCGTCCATGGCGTCGAGCGTTTGTTCGAGCGCGAGCCGTCGCCAGGTGTGACGGGCTGGTGTCTGTTTTTGTGACTTTTCGTGTTCCATGAAGACGTCATATCACTTATTTTTGACGTTTCAAGATATTAAATCACTTAATGCGCGTTTCTTGTGTCAAACTTTGTACGGCATATTGTCAAATATCTGTACGTTTCTGTGCCAGGTTTTGCGACAGGTGTGACGGGTGTGACGGGTTGAAAAGTGACCTGTCATGCGTTAAGTCGGTGTAATCGTTAGATAATTAGGCTTGATGACAGGTATGACGGGTTGTCAGGGGGGGTAACTTCTACATATAAATTAAAAAAATATTTTTCACTGCTGCTATATATACTATATATATGTCACACATGTCATTACTATACTATTATATATATATAAGTATATAGAGTTACTACATATTTTTCTTGTGACATGATCTGTGACGTGTTTAGCGACAGGTTGAACCAGTCAGGTATGCTGTCACCAGGTGCTTTTTTCGTTGTTTTTGCTTGCTTGAGTTCCCCTCCTCTGGTGCTACACTGAAGGCTCGGGAGGGAGGCTAGATGCCGAACCAGGACAAAGTCGCTCCCCCATCCCTGGTGGATGAGGAAGCGCCCGGTAAGCTACACGAGAGAAGAATGCGCTTGAGGGAAGAGCTGTTTGTAGATGCGTACATAACGAACGGACACAATGCCGCACAAGCCATCAGCGCGGCAGGATACAAACAGAACGCGCGCGCGGCCACGGTTCAAGGCGCACGTTTGCTAGCGCGTCCTAGGGTACAATCTTTAATCAATGAGCGTTTAAAGGAAGCGAGTGCGCGCGCACGAAAGACCGTTGATGATTTGATCGCGGAGCTTGAGCTGATTGCGTTCGCGCGCATGGGCACGTTTGCGCGTGTGAAAAACAAGAAGCTTGAAATGGTAGACACAGAGACACTGGTCAGCGAGGGCCTCGATGCTGCCATTCAGTCCTACACGGAAACCACAACAAAGGAAGGCGGATCAGTCGCCATTAAACTACACGACAAACTCAAAGCGGCAGAGCTGCTAGGCAGGTACCATGGATGTTGGGAAAAATCAGAAGGCGGATCTGATACAGGAAATATCGGATCTAACGCAAACCGAGTTCGAGAAGCTATTAAGCACCTTCGAAAAAGAAAATGACCAGGCTTCATTTTCTGATGCACTATGGGCTCGCTGTGCTACGAACACGGATCTCTTTGCGAGTTACTATTTTCCGCATTACTGCCGCCACCCTTTTAACGAATTTCATTACGATCTGTTCAGTTCTTGGAAGTACGGTGAGAGGAAGGTTAGACGGGTACGCGCTGCACCTCGTGGTGAAGCGAAGTCAACGCTCACGTCCCTCATTAAACCTATCCACGATCTCTGTTATGGATTGGAGAAGTACATCGTCATTTTCTCAAACGGAGATCCTCAGGCTTTGGGAAAGCTTCGAGACATTCGGACTGAGCTACTTACGAACACTCTTTTGGTTTCAGATTACAGAATTAGGTTTTTGCGTAAGCAGGTGGCGGAAGGAAGCTTTGAGGCTTTTGCGGGAGAGCATTCGTGTAAGTTTGAAGCGTATGGTACAGGCTCGCAGGTCCGCGGTATCCGGCACGGGGCGCACAGGCCGACTAAGATTATCTTCGACGACGTTGAGCACTCTTCTGAAGTAGAAAACGAAGCGATTCGGTCGAAGTATGCCACCTGGTACCGTGAGGACATCACGAAGCTCGGTGATGAGAATACGAGCATCGAGGGTGTTGGAACGATTCTTCACAAGAAAGCACTCCTGGTGGAGCTGATTGACAACCCTATGTACGACAGCCGTGTTTACAAGTCCGTGATCTCCTGGAGCGAGCGGGAGGATCTCTGGGAGAAGTGGCGCGGGCTGCTCACGGACCTTGAGTACGATAAGCCTGAGCGCTTGGCTCGTGCGAATCGGTACTACGAAGAGAACAAAGAAGCCATGCTTCAGGGAACACAGGTGCTTTGGCCTGAGAAAAATCCTTACGTTGAGCTGATGAAGGAGCTGGTGGAGGACGGCAGGCGCGCTTTCATGAAGGAGAGGCAGAATACGCCACTAGGCTCCGACGAGAAGCTATTTGAGCGGTTGCACTGGTACCACGAGACAGAGCACGAAGGGAAAAGAGGTTTTGTTATCGAGTCGTCGGGCCTATTCATCCCGATGAACATTATGCAGGCGTATGGTGTGCTTGATCCGGCTACCGGGCAGACGAAGTCAAAGCCCGGAAAGAAGGGAGACTTTGCGTGCCTTCTCACGGGGCTGCACGATCCGCGGGGCAGGCTTTTTGCACACTCCGATTGGACGAAGCGAGCACCTCCGAGCAAACAGATCGAGCAAATGTTCGTGCAGCACGACGAGTGGCAGTATGAGAAGTTTGGTGTGGAGACGAACCTGTATCGAAACCTGCTTTTGCCGAACATCGTGGCGGCAAGAAAAGCGATCGAGCAGGAGAGGAAGAAGCTGATCAAGCTGCCTCTCTATGACATCGAGGCCATTGAAAATAAACACAAGAGAATCTACACGCTTGAGCCCAAGATCACGAACGGATACATTTTGTTTAACCGTAATCTTTCGCAGGAGTTCATGGGCCAGCTGGATGATTTTCCTAACGCGGAGCATGACGACGGACCGGACGCACTGGAAATGTTGTACGGCTTGGTCAATAATAGGTACAAGACCAGTGCAGTGGACGCGAGCGTGATGGGGACGAGCTAGGGATGGCGAAAACGATTTTCAGGCGGATTGGTGGTAGGATTATACCTATCCGGATAGGAAGCGAGGCATTGGGCACGAATGCAGGCGCTACGCGAAGGCTCTTTTCTGCTAAACCGGAAGGGTCCACGCATCCGGTCAGCTTGGCGATTGTTGATTTTCCGAAGGGGAAGAAGCACGCCAAGATTTCAGCGATGAATGTGACTCAGAAGTATCGAAAAAAAGGTATCGCTTCAGACATGTTTGAACAGATCACGGATTTTTCAAGGAGAGCGGGGAAAAAGTTTGTGAGAAGCTCGAATATTGAGCATCCTGCGCAGGTGAAGATCCGGAGTAAGATGCGTTCACGGTTCGTGATTGATGAAGGCGGGTACTCGAAGCGCTTGGCAGGTGCGAAGGAAGCGGCAAAGGTCATCCAGGATCAGTTTAAGAAAGACGTGATATCGGTAGTTCGTGGATCAACAAGCACGCTCAAACGGAGAAAGAAATAATGGCAGGTGAGAGAAAGCTTCCGGTGATCACAGGAACCGATTCCAATGGAAGGAGCTTTCTTGGGCTGTCTCGATCGGCAAAGCGCGCATTTAATTCACTGGGCACGATTCTGGAGCGCTCGGATAGCACCAAGCATCACTTTCGGTCGGAAAAGTTAGAGAAGCTGGATTCATGGTACGAGCAGCGGCAGTACGCAAGCCTTGTGGGGTGGGAAGAGGGATCGTGTTCGGCTCCGCCTGTGCCTGTCAGGAAGCGGTCACCGCGGATTGTTGTCGGCATTGAGCGCGCGATCTGTGAGCGAACCACGTCAAAGCTCATTGGTAACGACACGTTTCCCACGCTGAGTGTGGAGGAAGATCCGGACACGACGGCCTTTCTCCAGGCGGTGGTTCGATTTGCTAAAATCCGCCTGCACTTGCTCGAACCGATTCGGAGAATGCTTGCGGTAGGCTCTAGTTTTGTGCGGTTCTACTTTGTGGAAGGAATCGTGAAGCTTGAGAGATACGATTCAAAGTTCTGTTATCCTACTTTCTCACAATCAGGTGAGCTGAGTTCTCTTCGTGTGAAGTATGTCTACGAGACAGAGAACGAGAAGGACGCACGCGGAAATCCGGTATGTAGGTGGTACCAGCTGGATCTCGGGGAGATGGTCGATATTCTTTACGACAATCCGATTTACGATCCTAAGAATCCGTCGCAAGAGCCTGAGTTCAAGGAGCAGAGCCGTGTGGAGCATGGGCTCGGTTACGTCCAGGGTGAGTGGCTGCGTACATGTGAAAAGAAGCATTCACCGGATGGGGATTCGCTCATTGAGGACATTTTAGATTTCTCAAACGAGATGAATTACAGCCTAAGTCAGTCTTCGGTTGCGATTGGATATAACCAAGATCCGCAGCTGCTTGTTTCGGGGATGGATGCTGACCAGCTGGAGGAATTGATCCGGTCGTCGTCGAAGGCGTGGAACTTGGGGCGCGACGGCAAGGGACAGTTTCTTGAGAGTAATTTGAATGGTGTGAAGGTTGCGGGAGAGTTTCGCGACAAGGTTTACCACCTGGTGCAGGATGTGGCTCGGGTCGTGCTGCTTGATCCTGAGAAGATCGTGGGAAGCGCTCAGAGTGCAAAGGCCATGGAAGTGCTTCATGGGCCGATGGTGGAGCTTGTGAACGAGCTTCGTCCTGTGGTGGAAGATATTCTTGTTCGACTCACACTCAAGATTGCGGTGACGATCCTTCAGCTGCACGCGCGCGGGGAGCCTGTCGGTATGAATCTTCCGGAAGGGTGGGCTCCGAAGTCGCTCAATGTGACGCTTCTATGGCCTCCTGTTTTTCCGATGACGATGCAGGATCTTCAGACGAAGGTGGCCGTGGGGTCCGCGGCTGCGTCAGGCAACCTGGTGTCACGTGAAACCATCACGCGGTGGCTTGCCAAGGACTTCGGCATTGAGGATGTGGAGATGGAGATTCAGAAGATCGCGGCACAGCCGATCATTAATCCGTTTGGGGGATTCTGATGCCTAAAGAGGAAAAAAAGGTTGTATTTAGACGTGTCAGGGGCCGTGTGGTCCCGATCCGTGTGAAGGACAATCAGGAAAAGCACGCAGCGATCCGCTCGATTGCGGGTGGGGCTTCCATTGCAGCGGGTGGATTACTCACGGCTCTTGCGGGAGGAAAGCTTTCCGCAGAAGTTCTCAAGAAGGCGGCACACTTTGAGAATAGTGCCAGGGAGTTTGCAAAGAACTTCACGAGGAAGAGTCCGAAGCAGCTGGAGCTGAATTTGGATTTTTCGAGTAAGCGTTCCGACCTTCTTTTCAGAAAGCAGAAGTCCCTCCGGGTCGCGGCTACGGCGATAGGGGCAACGCTTGGAGCGGTGGGAGCCAATAAGATTCGAGAAGGAGTATCGGGAAAAAAGGCCGACGCGGCGTCGCCGGCTGTGGTTGCCACGACTGCGGTAGCAGGAGCGGCGGCTTCGGTTGCAACGGGTGCAGCGTTCTTTGGTGCGGTGGGTGCGCGGTCCCCGTTTACTGAAGCGATGTTTCGAGCGATTCGTAGGAAGTGGAAGTAGTCTGTGAGCGTTAAGCTAAGCAGGTACGTGTTCAGACGGATCAAGGGTCGGATTGTTCCGATTCGGTCAAACGTAAAGCTTGCGAGCCCTGAGATCAGCGCTGCCGCAGAATCCGTTACACCAAAGGGGTTCAGGCATACGGCAAAGGGACTAAAGAAGCTTGGCAAGGGTGTTGATTTCGACGTGTTCAGTATTAAGGGTTCCGATCAAGTGCTGAAGATTCCAGCGAGTAATCCGTCGCGAGCGATCAAGAGCAAGAAACTGATTGAAGCCATCCCAGGGATTGACGACAAGGTCGCACGAGCGCAGGCGATTGGAGCAAATCTACCTAACTTCGATGTTCCTACGGTAGAGTCGTTCTCTGTTAGGCTCACCAGAAAGCTAAAAGCACTTGTGCAGCCGCATGTGGATGTTGGAACAGTGAGAACAACAAAAAACCCAAAAGGCATGACCACGATGGAGGCGGCTAGAAACATCGAGAGAGCGCGTTTGAGCGCTAATTGGATTTCGTTTAAGTCGGGGCTCAGCATTGATGCGCATGCAGGAAATATCACGCACCGAGGGGAACTTGTGGATACCGCGCTGGGCAAGCTTCCATCGAATCGAACCATCACGCGGCCAGTGGCTCAGCGAATGCGAGGGAGCAGGACAGTCGTTGCGCACAGTGATCCGGTTACTGCAAAAGAGCTGCTTGATGGCGGGCATATTGGGTTCGCTCCAAAAGATTTCAAAAAAGCTACCGTTATCAGTGAGCGGGCTGCGGCAGAGGGATCGAGTGCTAAGATCATGCGCGCGTTTAAATCACTCCGGAAGAAGGGATACACACTAGAGCCGATTGGAAAGTCTTCTAAGGATTTTTCGCTCACGCCTCCTAAGAATCCGCTCAGAGGCAGGAAAAAACCGTGAGTGATTTCTTTGAGGAAGTCGATTCACTCGGCATTGTCGAGGACCATGTGAAAGCAGCACTCAGGCTCGAAGAGGAGCAAGCGAGGAAGCTGCTACGTCGGTATCGTGAAGTGCGGATGCAGCTTCGTGATCGTTTGGATCGGTTTGAGGAAGGGACTTTTTCAGCGCAGCAGGCGCGTGGCGTGATGGTCCAGGTGGACGCGGCCATATCGGCGATGAGTCTTTCGCTCAAAGGCGGAATGAGTGAAGCAGCCCTGGAGACAGCGCTCAAGGGTGTGGAGCACGAGATTGAAGAGCTGGAGAAGTTTGAAAAGCATTTTCGTGGAGCAGTGGTTCCGATTAATTTGAATGCTCAGATCGTGGCTCAAGAGTCGAGCAACTTTTTGATCAACCGGTATGAGTCGTCTATTGATGCGTACAGTGAGGATCTTCGATCTAATCTGATGATGCAGCTGAGTAACGAGATGCTTGCGGAGAGCAGCTTGAGCAAGGTGGTTAAAAATCTAGGGCTCTTTTTTCAGGGCGAGGAGTGGAAGCTTCACCGAATCGCGCGCACTGAACTTCATCACGTGTACAACGTCGGCAAGCTCAACAGTTTAAAATACGTCAAAGAAACGACACTCCCCGATATTAAGAAGGCGCTTTATCATCCAATGGATTCTCGTACTGCGGCGGATTCGAAGTTAGCTGCACAGATGAACCTGATTGTGCCTGTAGATCAGCCGTTTCGGTATCGTTGGAAGGGCGACTGGAGGGAGTTCATGGTACCACCTGATCGGCCCAATGATCGGTCTATCATGATCCCCTATAGACAAGTTTGGGACTCGTGATAAAATTTTCGTTAACAAGCAGAAAGCTTTCACTCCGCCAGGAGCGGTAGAAAAGGTTGGTTCTTATGTGGTGGTTAAGAATGTTTGCGCCTGATGATAATGCGGGCGGAAGTGCTGGGTCAGGAACTCAGGCAAGTGGAGAAGCAGGAGCCCAGGGGGCTCAAGATTCTTCGAAGGACAAATCTAAGGGCGCTGCTGCCGGGAGTGGATCTTCCGAAGGTGGAGCCGGTGATCAGGGTACGGATGGCGGAGAGAGCGGGGAACTAGACGTTACCAAGCTTGATCCAAAAGTTCAGAAGATGATCAAGGATTTGAGAAAAGAGAATGCTGAGGCTCGGAAAAAGAATGGTTCTTTGTCCGATGCACACGGAAAGCTCAAGACGGCTCTTGTTGAAGCAGGACTCATTGAAGATGATGAGGCTGATCCGGAAGAGAAGTTAAAAGGGGTAACTGCTCAGAATGAGCAGATCGTGGTCAACTCGGCAATTCTTGAGGCGGCTTTAGAGAACGGCGTATCGAAAGCGGATTTGAAGTACTTCCGCTTCCTGGTGCACGAAAAATTGGCGGAGCTTGAGGATGACCAAGAGCTTGATTCGGACATGATGGCGGAGCTTGCAAAGCAGGCACGCCGGACACAGGCGGGAAGCGGTGGTGCTTCTTCGACGAGTGTCACACAGGGCGCACCCTCTCCTGGTGGGAGCAGTGAGGTCACTGTGGAGCAGTTCACCCGAATGAACATCGGAGAAAAGTCCGATCTGTTTGCTAGGAACCGTGCCCAGTACGATAAGCTGATGGCTGAAGCCAGAGATAAAAGAATCTTGGTGTAAACCTAAGAGCCTGGGAGGGCGATAAAAATGGGTGCAACAGTTGCAGCAGATTTTGTTTTTGAACCGAAGGTTTGGCAGGACCATGTCCGTGCCTACTTCGATAAGAAGTTGGTCCACGGTTCAGTGGCGCTACGAAACAGGGATTTGGCACCGGACGCAGGCAAGGGCCTGACGGTCAATTTCCCTTTCTTCAAGGCGATCGGAGCCGCACAGAAGCCGGCGGAGACTGAGGGGCTTTTGGTTGATTCGCTTTCTGACGACTCTTTCAGCTGTGTGGTTGAAGAGGCAGGAAAAGCTGTGGGCGTGAAAAAGAAAGCGTTCAAGAAGTCAGCCGCAACGACTCAGAAGATCATCTCTGAAATTCAGAGCCAGATCGGTCGAGTCCACGCGGAGCTTGTGGACGCGGATCTCGTCACTGAGATGCACGCGGGTGGAAACTTCACACAGGGGTTCACTGCTACGGCAGCAGCTCATGTGATGAACATTTCCAATCTTGCTGTTGGAAAGACGGTGGCGTTCGGTGACAAGGCCGATCAATCCGTTGTGTGCTTCATGCACTCTCTTCAGTTCTTGGATCTGATGTTGGATACCACGGCTGGATTCCTGAAGGCGGATTCAAACGATCCTCTTTTCTGGGTTGAAGGCTTCAAGGGCCGGTTGCTCGGAATGGCGGTCATCGTCGCAGACACCACTCCGAAAACCACGGACATCGACGGGAAGGATGCTTACAAGGCTTCCATCCACAAGATGAATCCTTACGGCATCATCACGAAACAAGACATGGAGATGGAGTCAGACTACGACATTCTCCAGCGTGAGTGGGTGTTCACGGGGAACGAGTGGTACGGCGTCAAGAGCTTCCACGGTAAGGTGTCGGCACTCGACAAGCGCACCGCGGTTCTCACCACCACGGTCAGCCGAGCAGACGGCGTCTAAGAAAGGAAAACGAAAAAATGGCACTATCAAACGAAAATAACCCGATTTCAGTGGTCGTTGCTCAAGGCAACGTCACTGCCAATCAGGAAACAGGGGTCTTCTATCTTCCTAAGAAGTCGAAGATCGTGAGCTTACACCTGATGGATTCCGTAGGCATCGCTGCCAACGACACGGATTACATCACCGTGTCCTTGAAGAAGGGGTCTACGGTCGTAGCGAGCTACGATTCACGGGCCGCAAATCAGGGCGCTCTGACAGCACTGGTGGCAAAGGCTGCGGCCATTGTCTCTGGTCAGGAGGAGCAGGATGCGGACAGCTCACTCAGTCTTGACATCGTACTGGAAGGTGCGGCTGTCATTACTGCGGGCTCGATGGTCCTTACTTACTACCCTTTGTAAGTCAGGAAAAGGTTCGGGGCTGCGGGACTCTGGGAACTCGTGGCCCCGTTTTTTTAGGAGATTTGACACATGGGAATCATGGCGCGTAGACGGCAGAGACAGGCAGCTGAGACGAAGGTCATCGGCGAGCCGGTGAAGTTGAACGAGCAGACTTTTGCCCCCCCTCAGGAGCCTGTGAGCCCCGCGGTAGCGGAAGCGCCTGTTGTGGAGGAAGCTTCGGGTGAGGTGGCTGAAGTTGTGAAGCCGCGAAAAGGAAAGAATAAACCAGGAGCCCACTAATGGCACTGAGTGCTCAGCAAAAAGCGGACGTGATCAGGTACCTGGGTTGGCCTGGTCGCACGATTGTTGTGGGATCGACTTCGTTTAATTCGATTGTGAATGATCGAGTGACGAATATCTCTCCTGAGATGGAGAACCAGGTGCTTTCGCTTCTTGATCAGATAGAGGCGGTAGACACGAAGGTGTACGGATCACTCGGCAAGGCGGGAGTGAAGCGAGTCGGGGACATTGAGCTGGATACGGAGCGCGGAGCGTTTTCCGTGCTTCGGAGCGAGAAGAGAGCCCTGGTGAAAGAGCTTTCGAATTTGCTTGAGATTGATGTGATGGGCTCCAGTGGTGGAATGATCAACGTCTGTGTGTGAGGTGCTATGGCACTGGTTCAAGACTTCATAGCAGGGGATTTGGACGACATTTTGAGAATCCGAGAGGATCTCGGAGCGGTGTTAGCGAACGCGGCTTTTGTGACTCGCACCTGGACGGGTGGAGAAGTGGGTGAGGGGACGGCTACGGAGGTGCGCGTGGTGATGGACCCGCAGCCGGGTGTGGTGGATCTGGCGCACAACGCGAAAGTGGCGGCGGGTGGAGCGATTAAGCAGGGGGACTTGTTCCTGACGATGATCTCGAAGAATCAATACCCGCTTGAGACGGACGTGAACGGGTACTCGTCGAATCCGCTCGTTGAACGATTTTACGAAGTGAATGGAACGCTTTACCGCGTAATCTCGGTGGTCGAGAAGCACGCATACTGGAACGTACAGGTGAGAAAGCTCACGGATTTGAGGAGATTCTGATGGCTGAGAAAGTTCAGTTTAGACGGGTTCGGGGGAGGATCGTGCCGATTCGAGCGAGTGAGCGAGCGAAGGCAGGCATCCAGGCAGGTGCTCAGATTGGTGCGCTTGTGGGGTCTGTGATTCCTGTGGCTGTTCCGTCAGGAAAGATGTCGGCGAACACGCTTAAGACGTTTGCGAAAGGTGCTTTTCGAAACACCGCGATGGGCGCGGCAGTCGGCGCACTTAGTTTAGGTGCTGCCATGGCTGCATTTGGTCCGAAAAAATCATACGCATCAAACCAAAATATTGAGAAGGGTGAGGCTAAGGTGCCTTTGGTTGCGCCTATCTCAACGGCATTCGCTGGAGTGGGAGTAGGGATGCTGGCGACTAAAATAAGTAGCAGCCCAAAAGCAGCTGCTTTCTACGCATCAGGCAGAGCAGGTGGCGCACGCCTTTTCAGACAGGCGCGGATTCGGTTGAAGGGCCGTCACTTAAAGAGCGTGAAATGAGTACACGAACCGTGCAGCTGAAAGATTTTTCCAAGGTGCTGGGCGAGTTCTCTGATCAGCACATGGACGACATCAAGCACGGTGTGGTGAGCGGGCTTGCTCGTTCCATCCCCGACCTGGTGGCAGCGTCTCCTGTGGACACAGGGCTCTATGCCGCAAGCTGGGATTTTGAAGCCGATGAAGTGCGTGCGATTTTAGGGAACTATGCGCCTCATGCGCCTATTATTGAATTTGGTGCGCGGCCCTACACGGCGCCGATCAAGCCTTTGCTTGAGTGGGCGAAAAGAGTTTTGAATGATCCCTCACAGCCACCCGACTACTCTGAGGAAGTTCGGGCACTGGCATATGGGACACGTGCCAAGATTGAGCGCGAGGGGATGAAGCCGAGAAACGTGCTGGAGAAGATGCTCCCGACGATCGTTCGAAACATTCAAGAGGAGCTAGAGCGTGGCCGTCGCTAATGCTGCGTGCATTCGAGTCCTGGAGCGGGCACTCGGGGTGCACCTGAAAGCAAACATGCCGAGCCTTTCCCAGGTGGTCTACGACTTCCCTGCGGCCAACGTACCACTTTCCATGCCGTCATTGAGCCTGTTTGCCAGCGCTCCGGAGTACACGCCTCTTGATCCCTACCCTCTCTCATCGTCTGAAGTGGACGATGAACCAACGCAGCGCGTGCTCAAGTACGTGGTGGGGATGTATGACGTGCCTCTTCAGCTCGATCTCTGGTGCCGGGATAAGGTGGAGCGATCGAATCTGCTTGAGGAGTTCATGGACGCGATCAACCCAATAATCATCCCTGGTGGCGTGAGCCTTCAGCTGACAGGGTACCATGGAGTGTGGTGTCGGTACGATCTGACGGGGTTCCAGCAGGATGACGGGGAAGCCTCTAGCCAAAGGGGAGAGTGGCGGGTTAGAATCAACGTATTGGCGAACACGCGAGCAGTGAAGAGTCGCACGGAATTTGTGATGAAAGAGTTTGAAACAAATCTCGAAACACCGGATACTATCGAGAACGAATAAAGGAGCTAGCGAATGAGCATTTTTAGATCAAGTGACCCGACGACCTTTGACGACGTAGACGGAATCGTTATCAACGAGACGGCTCCTGCACCCAACGTGGCCGGGGTGGCTGCTAATGTAGGCATCATCATCGGAGCTGCTCAACGCGGCCCCATGGCGCTGACTTCGGTCGGTTCTATTGGTGAGATCCATGAGATTTTTGGAAAGGCGAGCTACGGGATCAATACCGCGCTCAAGAATAAACGCTTCGGAATGCTGAAGCTCATTCGAGTGATCGCTGCGGACGCAGTGGTTGCATCGGGAGCTTTCGAAAGTTCCGCGACTCCTCGAATCACCTTCTCTGCAAAGCAGGGGAAGGGTGTTTACGGAAACAACATCCAAGTGAAGATCGAGGCAGGAACGGATTCTGGGAAGAAGTACACGATTCATGACAACAACGCGGACGCGGTGTTGAACGACGAGGTGTACGACAACGTCGCGATTGCTTCGATTACTGCTGAGACTTTCGCAAGTTCTCAGTTGATCACGGCGGTGGTTAACAGTTCGGCAGCAGAGCCTGACAACGTCGCATTCACCAATCTTACCTCCGGGTCGGATGGAACCATCGTAGATGGGGATTATGAGGATGCGATCGCGCTTTGCGAAGTGGCGAATGCCGGAAACTTCATTTGCTTGGATGCGTACAACGATACTCGAAACGGGTATCTGAAGGCGCACGCAGCCGCGACTCAGGACAAGATGGTCATTATGGCCGGAGCTGAAAGTGATAGCGTTTCTGACGCGATCACGGATGTGTCCGACAAGCGTGACGTGGATGGACGAATCATCTACGCGTTTCCCTGGGTTCAGACCAGTATCGACGGCCAGCTTGTGTACACGAGCCCGGCTCCCTGGATGCTGAGCATCTTGACTCAGACGGCACCACACATTGATCCGGCTTACGTGAAGAATGCTCAGTTTACGGGCGGAATCACGGGACTCAAGCTTGCACTCAACCGGACGCATTACATCAACCTGAAGAGCGCAGGGATCGCTGCTTTCGAGCAGGATGCGGACGTAGGCTTCAAGGTGAAATCAGGTGTGGTGACACAGATCCTTGATTCATCGAAGGTGATGATCCTCAGGCGCAGAATGGCTGACTTCCTCACGAACTCAGTCGGACAGTTCTTGAAGAACTACCAGAACGCTCCGAACACCTCAGCCAATCGGTCACTGGTAAAGGGAGCGATCCTTGGGTTCATCGACAGCTTGGAGCGGGACGGGATTCTTCCAAAGGACTCTGAAGTATCAACGGGGCTTGCAAAGCTCGTGGACACGGAGAGCTTGAATACGGATCTGTCCATATCCCTTGGGTTCTTCAAAATTTTGTGGCGTCAGCGCATTCATTCTTCGATGCGGTTCATCGTTCTCCAGGCTGAGATCGGCGAGAGTGTCGTAGTCACTGAAGCGGCTTAATCAAAGGGGGATTTGAAAAATGAGTGCAAGTATTCGCGGTCATCTCGGGCAGTTTAAGATTTTCCAAGACGGAGCGCTTCAGGACATTGTGAACCTGACCAACGTCCAGGTGAATCAGGATTCCACTTTCATGCGGTCCATGTACGTCGGTCAGCCTCTTCCTGAAGGGGATCAGGCGATTGAGGGTTGGAGCGGCAGTGTGGACGCTGAGGTGAAGGACGCGGCCATTGATGAGTTCATCGACGCGCTGGTCACTTCGAACTTGGCCGGTATCGGTGTGAGTGACTACACCTTCATCAGCTCGGAGCAATATGCTGATGGAAGCGTGAAGAGCTATGTGTATTTCGACGTTCAATGGAAGATGTCGAAGCAGCAGGGTGGATTGAATGCCAAGATGACCAAGAAGCTTGACTTCCAGGCATCTGGCCGACTTCCGCTCTAAGGCAGTAGATGCCCCTGGGCTAAGGGATTAGCACAGGGGCGCCATTAACAAGGGAGAGAAGCACTATGTCCGAGAATGAAATGCAGGGTACACGTGTGACGTTGGGGACCGGAAAGACGGTCCTGCTTCGTGAGATGAAGATTAAGCACCAGGAGCTTGCGGCCACGGCTGCGGCACCTCGGGCGGGTGACAACCCCATGCTGCTGGCTGTGTTCATGCAGAAGGAGTTAGTCAAGATCCTCATTTACGCAGTGGATGATAAGCCTGTGAAAGCGTCTGATCTGGAGCGGCTGGATGATCTTTTCACTATCAAGGAGTATAAGCAGGTGCTCCAGGCTGTGCAGCAGATGATGGGCGACGACGGTGACATGGGAAAGTTACAGGTCGAGCACGTCGTTTCTGGCGTCAAATAGCCTGGATCTGTCGGTACACGAGCCTTCGACCTGCCGATGTCATGGAGATGACTCCTTGGCAGTTTATCGAGTTTTGTGAACAGCTTGAAATTCTGTTAAAATCAGAATCAGGCAGGGAGGTCTAGCAACGTGGCGATAGGAACTCAGGCGTTTAAAGTGCTCACTGAGTTCCGGTTCGAGACGGGTGCGGCCATCGTCAACACGAACGCGCTCCAGGGGGCTGTGGATCGCCTCCAGGGGGCTGCGGACAACACGCTTCTTTCTTTTCAGCGCCTGGGGATGGGGCTCGCGGCACAGTTAGGTGTAGGCGCAGGAAGCTTGCTCGGGATACTTTCTACGGCGATTCAAGCGTCGGATAAGTTTGGGATGTCGCAGAGGCAGTTTGCGAACATCATTTCGTCGAACTTAGGCAATCTCACTGGGGATGTGACGACGTTCCAGGATCGTTTGAATGTTTCGGCGAACATCATGGAACGGATCAACCTGCTTGCGCAGGAGTTCTCGCTTCCGAGTACGGATATGTTGGAAATGTCGAAGCTACTTGCTGCGACGCTGGTGCCGAAGGGTCTTGCGGGTCCGAACTTTTCTACTGCCATTGATATATCGCGAAACTTTCTCAAGTCAGCACCCACACTGGGTGTTGATCCTGGGCTTGCGCGCGGGCAGCTTCTCGATTTGATTCAGGGACGAGCCAGCGTGGCCGATACTCTTTTTCAGCGCCTCATGAATGAAACAACGGCGTTTTCTCCCTTCAATAAGCAGGGAGGTCCGCAAGCTTTCAACCTGCTGCCTGCTCCGGAGCGTTTGAAAGTGGTGTCAGAAGCGCTCAAGCAATTCAGTTCGGACATGGATGTGCTTGAAGGCAATGCACGGAGTTTGAGTGGGGAGATGCAGCGATTAACTGAAGCGATCAAGGGGCCTTTCTCGATACTAAAACCTCTCGGTGACGTGGTTCTGGTTCCCTTGCTGAAAGTGATGAACATGCTGACTAACACGCTTCAGACGGGCGGAAAGGAATTGATCGCGGCGGTTTCTGCGTTCGTTGGTCCACTTATCTCTGATCCTGAGTCGTTGCTCACGAATCTGCTTCAATTAAGGAGAATCAAGACGGACATCAACCTTGCGGGAACGATCCTGACCGTGATTGCGGTTCTCACGGGCCTTGCACAAGTGATTTCGATGCTTGGACTCACGGCCTCGGCTACACGTATCGCGCTCATGGGCTTAGGCGGAACGCTTGCGGCAGTGCTTGGAGGTATCACGGCGATATCATTGGCGCTTGGCCGATTCATGATTTTTATTACAGGAGCAACGGGGATCTTTGGAGCTTTCTTTAAGATCGCAAACGGCATTGTTGTGATTGGGTCACGGATCTTGCTTCCTTTTGCGGCCATCCTGGGCGTGCTTCAGCTCATATCTCGAGCGCGAGCGATCGCGGATGTGGAAGATGCGAAAGACATGCTGGATCTGACGCCTAAGTTTGCAACAGCGATGGCGAAGCTCAGTGCCGTGGTGGGAATTTTTCTAAAGCCCTTTGTTGCGATCTTCGACACGATCGCGCGCTTTTTGTCTCCTCTGTTTCAGGTTTCGCGATACTTTGAAGCACTCGTTTTCATAATCGACGCACTGGGGACTACACTTCTCCTGGCGCAGTCTACGTTTAATGGGCTTTTGTTTGCTGTTTTCGAGTTCGTTGAGCAAGTGAAGTCATTTGTTACGGGTGGTGGGTTTAGCTTTTCGGCCATTGGAGACGCGTTCACGGGAGGCATTGACGACATGATCGAGCGCGGACTCCAGGCCATTTCGGATGGTACGGGTGCGGTGGTCACTCAGACAACACACATCGGGAAAGTAGAGATTAGGAACGACTTCAAGCAGCAGATGGAGCCTGATCGAATCGCGTTTACTTTGAAAGAGCAGCTCTTGAAAGCGGCTCAGAATCCAGGACAGGCCGCGGGCCGGTCCTTCACGGGGGCGTTTGCTCGCTAATGCCACTACTTGAAAAAGCAGCAGGATCGGTACTGAGTGCGGTGGGCCTGGGAGGTTTTCGCCAGCCTGGGGTACGCCCTTCGGTTGCGTTTCAGCCGGATTTTGAGGGTGGGTTTCAGATTGTAGAAGTGGTCCAGGGGCGTGAGATGACAGCGGATGCTGTCACACTGGTCGGATCGTTCATGCCGCTCGTTCCCTTTGAGTTCGGTGGAACACAAAGGATCGTGAAGGATTACTACGCAGGCAGCAGTGAGCCCACAGTGCAGGTGCTTGGGCCAAGTGAGAGCGACACGACGATCAAGGGACGCTTTAAAACAAAGCGCTTCAAGGACACCAATTTAAAGGCAGCTGCCCAGGAGTACCAGGAGCTTGTGGACGCGATTCGACTTCGCGGCAACCTGGTGAAGATCACGCTTGGGGAATGGCGCAGGTACGGGTTTATTGAGGAAGCAAAATTCAGGCTTTTTCGTCTGACGGATATTGAGTACGACATCAAGTTTTCAATTGTAGGATTTAATGCGCCAAGCGGGTGCAGGTTTACTCAGAACGCCGATGATGACTTGATCAGGCCAAACAAGGAGCTAACGAACGCAGCGGCTGCGTTTCTCAGCACCTACTCGTCTATTCCAGAAGAGATGCCGCGGACTTTGGTTGAGTTCTTCAATGACCAGCTGGACGGGATCAGTTCGGCTGTGGGACTGGTGACGGATTTTGTGACAGGCATCGTGGATGACGTAGACAGTGCTGTGAAGGGGGCGAATCGTGCGCTTGGGCTCATTCGAAATGCGCGTGCGGAGCTTTCTAGGCTTTCGCGTGCGGTGGGCTCGATCCAGCTGACTGTGGAGAACTTAGGTAAGGATGTTACCGGGGATAGTTTCAAGCAGGCCGCTACTGTTAAAAACGCGCAGTACGTTCAGAATAATTTATCAGGTATGGCGGGGTTGCTGGCTCTTTTGGCGGCGCTTCGAGTGCGGTTTGCTTCTTTGATCAATTCGACACCGCTCAGACGCCACCTGGTGAAGTCGGGAGACTCGCTTCAAAGGCTCGCGGTTCAGTATTACAATTCAGCTGATTCATGGCAGGCGATCTACGATCACAACAAGCTTCAGTCGGCTGACCTTATAGTGGGCGCAGTGCTTGAAATACCGAGGATCTGATGGGCTACTACTATCCACAAGCCGCACTGACACTTCGGGTGATTTGGGAAGATTTCAACTTTAAGAGCAATGCGCGCCTCCAGGAGGTGTACACGCTCCCCATTATCGCGAAGCGTGTGACGGTGAACATCAACGACTACACGCAAGCGGATACGTTCAGTGCGGAGATTGACTTCAAGCATTTTCCTTTTGATCCGCGGTCCATTCGTGCGTGTGGAGTCACGATTCACATGCAGGATATGAAGGGAGTTTTTGAGCCGAACAATGAGAATCGGCTGATCGTCCCAAGCGAGCGGAACACTGTGTTTCTTGGATTTGCTGATGAGGAATCCATCACTTTTGATGACTCGAACCGAACGGTGCGAATGGAGGGGAGAGACTTCACGGCACTTCTCATTGACCGGAAGTACACAGGCGGGTTGATTGATTATGGTCAGCCGATGGACGTGATTCTTCGGCAGCTGTTGGCGGAGCTTGAGGAGACGGTGGATCTGAAGCTGGATATCCGGGGGCTTACGACGCTACCCACGATCGCGCAATTCTCTTCCAACAAGGTGAGCAACAGCAAGCTTGGCGGTCAGAGAAACAGAGGCAGTGATGAAAGCTATTGGGACGTGATCCAGAACATGGTAGCCAACGCAGGGCTGATCGCTTACGTGGAGCTAGATCGCCTGGTGGTGACAAAGCCGCGCGCGCTCTACGATCGAAACCGTGCCGTGATGTTTGTGTATGGGCGAAATGTGCGCGAGCTTGAGTACAAGAGAAAGATCGGGCGGCAAAAGAACTTCAACATATCGGTGAAGTCTCTGAACGTACTTACAAAAGAAGTGCTCCAGGCGCAAATTCCTGCTGAGGCAACGGACGCATGGGCGCGTGCTACGGGCGTGGCTCAGCGAGAAGTGGAGCTGCCTTCTGTGAAGCCTGACGGAACACCTGGGGAACCAAAGCCTGCTCCCTACATTTCTTTTCGTGTGCCGGATGTGAACAGCAAGGCGCATTTGATCGGTATTGGTGAAGAGCTTTACGAGGAGATGGGTCGTCAGCAGATCGAGGGGTCGTTTAAAACCAAGGAGCTGGACGTACCTTTTCAGAATTTCGTGGGTCCGAGTGCGGCGGGTGTGGATGGAGAATGCTTTAATTTGTTTCAGCTTAGGATCGGGACACCCGTGCAGCTTGAAGTGGACCAGGGGGACATGAAGGGGGTGCAGAGACTTTCAAGTGTGGCGGAGAAAGCGCGGTACCTTCGTGCAAATTGCTATGAGCCTGCGGTGGCCGAGGTTCTTGCTGAGACTCTTTCTAATCCGCGCTTCAACACTCCTTTTTACACCAAGGGCGTGCAGTACACGCTTGACCAAGAGTCGGGGCTTGAGGCGACGGTGAATTTTATCAATTTCATCGAGACACCAGAGAGGTTGCGGTAATGGCTGGAATCCCGATTGATCTCGAAACGTTCCGGCAAATGTTCAGCGATAAGCGAACGCACATTGCCGTGGGAAAGGTGATGGAGACAGAACTCGCTTCTGACCGCTCGCAGCTGCTCGCCAAGTGCTCCATTTTAACTGAGGATCGTGAAGTGGTCGCACGTGTGGCGTGGAGTGCGATCGGTCCGAACGCAGGTCAGTTTTCTTTTCCTCAGCCGGACGACATGGTGCTTCTCGTATTCGCAGGAAGCAACGACGAGTGTTATCTGACGCATCGGTTGAGTTCGAGAACGGACTTGATCCCGGTACAAGCTGAGGGAGGGCACACGGTGCTTCGAGCCCTGGCAGGAAAGGTGCTGCACCTTTTGTCAGATGAGTCGATTTTGCTTGGGCGAGGGGGGGCTGATCCGGAAGAGCCTCTGGTGCTTGGGCTTGTGCTTCAGGATCTGTTATCGACGATCCTGCAATCACTCAGCACGTTTGCTACTGATGTGAGTACACACAATCATTTGGATGCGTTTGGAATCCCTACGACGCCGCCTATTCAGGCAGCGAGCTTTGTTGCTCACTCAGGGGATTATGATACCTTTAAAGCGAGCCCGGTGGATGACGGGGAGATTCTATCCGACTTAGCGTATACGGAGAAATAAACCGATGCCGATGACCATTGCAGGACTCAAGCAAGCATTGAAGGACGAGATATCCGACGTAAAGAACGTCGAGGATGATGGAGCGCTCGATGAGATGGCCGAGGCCATTGCGACGGCGGTGGTGGAGTACATCCAAGCCAACGCGCTTGTGACCGGAACCGTAACGAGCGGAGTCGGCGCAGGTGGAGCGGTGACAGGAACGGTGAGCTAGGTATGGCAACCATCAACGAAGTAATGTTGACAGACATAGCGCACAACGAAGACTACGTGCTGAGTGTGCAGGGTGGGTGGGACCGGATTTCGGGCCTTGCGAACTTGAAGCAGGCTCTTTTTCATCGTTTGATCACGTCGCCGGGATCACTGGCGCATCGGCCTAACTACGGGGTAGGAATCAAGGATTTCCAGAACTCGCCAAGCGGCCTGGAGGCGCAGCGTAGGCTCGCTAATCGAATCAAAGAGCAGTTTGAGCAAGATCCTCGCGTGGAAAGTGTGACCGGGGTGCGTGTGGATGTGGACGATCTAACGCCTGAGCTGACGAGCATCGTTGTGAGGGTGAAGCCGATCGGGTATGATGAAAGTCAGGTGACATTTATACCGTTTGGAGAGGTGGCCGGGTGAAGTCCTTTCAAGAGCTTTTTTCGGACTGGATTAATCAGCTCCAGTCGCTTGATCCGTCGCTCACAGATACGAGCGAGGGTTCTGTCATTGATGCTGTAGGTGGAGCCACAAATCTCGCCATCAGCGAAGTGCAGACACTGATTCTGAATGAGTTTGCAAAAACATTTTTCTCGACTGCTCACGGGCCAGAGATAACGGGTGGGCCTGACGATCTTCAGACGCTTGCTGTGGATCATTTTGGAAGCGGATTTGCCCGCCCTGGTGCTAGTAAAGCGCTTGGAACAGTGACCTTCTCGCGACCGAACACGGATGCGGGTGATGTGACGATCCCTGTGGGGACCGTCGTTAAAACGCCGCCTAATTCAAGTGGACAGAGCCAGAGATTTGAAGTCATCAACGAAGTGGTCCTTGTTGGAACGTCGATCAATGCGTCAGTGCAGGCTCTTGTCGCCGGATCAGAGGGTAACGTCACAGCGAGCAAGGTGGCTGTGATTGAGACTACTTTGACGGATCTTTCTGTGGTCGTGACGAACGCAGCGGCATTCGCTGGAGGAGCGCCGACTCAAACAGACGCGCAGTACCGTGAGACGATTCGTAGGCTTCTTGTGGCGCTCCAGGGAGCGACAAAGGCGGCGATTGAAGCGACGGCGAGAAACGTGCCGGGTGTGGTGAATGCTACCGCGGTGGAGTTTGTTCAGTACGTGATCGAGTGGGATGTTTCAACGGCAACGCCTATTGGGAATTACTTCGGGATTCCGCGAGTGCGCTTGTACATTGCCGACGTGAACGGTGTGGCGAGTGGTGCGCTGATTTCCGCGGTTGAAGAAGCAATCAGCTTTGTGCGGGCAGCGGGCGTTCGAATCGACGTGCTCGCAGCGACGGCGTTTAGTTTGGACTGGGAGGGTCAGGTGACGCTCAATCCTGCTGGACCGAACTTTGCCACGTTCCAGACGGATCTCACCATGATCATCGACACAATGAGGCTTTACATTCAGGGACTCCCGACAGGGGCTGGGTTCACGATCGCGACTGCTGAGGCGGCGATGATGGCGCTTTGGGGTCCGGCAGGTACGGATGACATCACGGCGTTTACGACAGACGTGCCCGCGGGGAACGTGGCGGGTGTGACGGGGCAAAAATTGATTCCAGGAAACTTGGAGCTTTAAGCGATGGCACTGACACCGGAGCAATGGTTCCAGAAACTGAAGGGGCTTGTGCCGAGCTGGTTTTTTTCTCGAAACCAGCACCAGGAGGCGCACTTTCGGACGACGGCGAAAATTTTAAGCGATATTCAGGCTGAGGGAGAAGCTACTCAGCAACAGACGTTTATTGCCCAAGCGTCGGGCGGTGTGGTGGATCTTCACGGAGATGAGCGCTCCATTGTTAGAATAGAGCTTCCGGATGATGAAATGGAAGAGGACGGGGAGTATTCTTTTCGAGTGCGGAACATCATCAATCAGAGCGACGTTCACAACATTAAGCGCATCGTAGATGGGCTGCTCCTTGTGGGAGAATGCGTAATCATCGAGTCAGGGGATGCTAACGGAGCCTACTTGAATAGGGGTCTTTTTTTGAATCGGGGCCAGTTCTTGCTCAATGAGTTCCCCTACAACGTGTTCACCATTCTGGTTGATAAGCAGGTACACCCGCCCTACATGTTCCTTGATCGAGGTCATTTTTTGAACCGTGAGGACTTCATTGGGTCGAATGAGGTGCCAGAGGGGCTCTATTCGAGCATCCAGGAGGCGGTGGATACGGTAAAAGCTTTGGGAGTACTGTACAAAATCATTGAACGAGCGGCATAAAGGTCGGATAATAGGGGGAACGCATGGCACCAAGAGTTAATTACGGCGACGGGCAGGAAGTAGTTTTCCAGGATCTCAACGACATGGCGCAGGTCGCTGAGTCGGAGGTACTGGATCGCATTGGCTTCCACCTGGGGGCCGAGCAGGAAAATTTCTGCTTTGGCGGCGGATTTAAAGTCTCCTACGACAGCGCTACGTCTGTAGAAGTCGCTGCCGGTGTTGGCGCACAGACAGACAACACGGTCACGGGGTCTGAGCCAAAGAAACGAATGCTGTACCGAGATGCGCCTGAGACATTGGTGCTCGATGCTGCGGATGGAGCGAATCCGCGTATTGACATCGTTTGCATCAAGCATGCTCGTGCGGTGTCGGCTTCACAAAACCGCGTATATAAACCTCTTGTGGGGAGCACGACCACGCTTTCTTTTGATGTGAAAACAGACTGGGAATCGGAGCTTCTTGTCGTGACGGGAACGCCTGCGGGATCACCGTCTGCGCCGGCAACACCTGCGGGGTATTTGAAGATCGCCGAGCTTGCGATTGCGGCAGGCACGGGGCTACCTTCAACGGGCGGAATTACGGATACGCGTAATGTGTTCTTGCGGGGAAGCTCGCGGTCCGCGATCGCTACAAAAACAGCTGATTACGTGGCGACGTTGGAGGATGAGACACTTCTTGTAGACGCGACCGCGGGTGATGTGGACATCACACTGCCGCCTGCTGCGAGTTCCCAGGGGAAAATTCTTCGTGTCAAGAAGATGGATGGATCAGCGAACGTGGTGAACATCATCGGAACGATTGATGGCGCGACGGATGATGTGCTTGACCAGCAGTATGCGGCTTTAACAATGCTTTCAATCGGATCAGAATGGAGTATCTTGTCATGATGAAAAAAACACTGCTTGTATTGGCGTTACTTGTAGGATGCAGCCCTGCGTTTGCTTATGAGACGGGGCCTGCTGACACGGTCCTTCGCTCCCCCCCTGGTGGCGGGCGGATGCGCGCTGGTGCGGTGGATGTCAGTAAACCAGCGGCTGTTACGGGAGTACTTAGGGCTACGAATGGTGGTGCCGATTCCTCTCAGCTTCTCGACAACTGCTCAATCACCGCGTCAGTCGCGTCGAACGCGCTCACCATTTCGCTCAAAGATGCGGGCGGGAATGATCCAAGTAGTGCGAGTCCGTGCCGAGCCGGAATGCGGAGCGGAACCGCAACGAGCGGGGCCTACTCGATTGCGACCGCGACGTCCGCGCAGTCTCTTGTCATTTCGAGCGGCTCAACACTTGGAACACTTTCAGGGCAGCCTCACGATCTTCATGTCCATTTGATTAATAATGCAGGCGCTTTGGAGCTTGCCGTCTCACAAGTGGATTTTGATTCCGGTACCCTGGTATCGACTACCGCCGAGGGTGGAGCGGGTGCCGCTGACTCGAATCGCATTCTTTATTCGACGACTGCGCGGTCGAACGTAGGAGCCAGGCTTTTTGCAAGAATCCGAATCACGCAAGCGACCGCTGGAACGTGGGCGAGCGCACCGGCTGAAGTATCTATATGGCCGTTTGAAATTAGGCAACCCCATGCGATGTACACGAGGACGACTAACCAGACGGTTGCTGACCTATCATCTGATCGAATTAATTTTGCTACCCTTGTTTCGGACTCTCACGGAGCTGTAACAACCGGAGGATCATGGTCTTTTACTTGTCCAAAGTCGGGCAGGTACGGCGCTTTCGTTCTTTTGCGGTGGTCAGCAAATGCGACGACGTATCAATCAACTCGCATCAGCGTAGGCGGCTCCGACGTGGTCAATTGGCAAGCGATAGGGGTGCAAAACCACCCTGAAATTGAGTATTCGTGCTCTGCCGGGAGTACGATCCACGCTACCGCGTTTATTAATAATGGCGGCGGGAGCTTGGATATTCTTGGCGGTGCGGACACTACGTTCATTGTAATCAGATATTTGGGGAGATAAATGACCGAGCCAACGATCCCACTTTGGGCCGCGATTTCAACGAGTGCAGCTCTCATTGCATTTGTGTCGGGCATCATTGCTTGGGTTTTTATGAATTTTGCAAAGAAGTCAGAGCTTGAAAAGGTCGAGCAGCATGTGAGTGGGAGAATAACGGCTCAAGAGACTCTCACGGGCCAAATTGCAAGAGACGTCTCTTACATTCGAGGAAAGCTTGAGCCCCGCTCGGAATGACCTGAATCTCCGGATGCTCGACCTTGCGAGCTTTTACGTCGGGATCACTGAGGCCACGGGCCAAAACGACGGCCCGATCATTGAGCGCTTTCAAAAGGCGGTAGACGGCAAGGCACAAGGGGAGCCCTACTGCATGGGCTTTCTCCAGTTTTGCGCTCTCGAAACGGCAGAGGCTCACGGGGGGCGCGTATTGGCCGTGCGATCCGAGTCCGTCCTTGCCGTCTGGAATCAGACTCCGACCGTTTATCGGAAGAGGATCCCTGCGCCTGGGCGTTGGGCGCTTTGGCAGCACGGAGAGTCATGGGCAGGGCACGCAGGGATAGTGCGCAGTGTCGGACCTGATTGGATTGAGACAGTGGAAGCAAACACTTCTCCCGGCGGGACAACGATCGTCCGAGAGGGGGAGGGGGTCTATATCCGCAGGCGCTCTCTCAAGCCCGTAGGAACTATGCGCCTACTTGGCTTTCTCCAGGTTTTCGATTAGGCTATTCACTCAAGGATATTTTAAATCATGGGGGTTTTTCAATTATGGGGATCTATTTAACTTTGATGGTTCGTTTTGCGATCATGTACATTTTGGCCGTGTCGACAATCTTGATTGCGACTCTTTCTTTTGCTTCCGACGTGCCTCCTGAGGCATTTCTCGCAAGCATCCTTGAAGCCATCCAAGCAATGGGCGGACTTTCCTGGGCCGCGAAGATTGCGGCTGTCATTACACTCGTTGTCTCTTCCATGAAAGTATCTTTCCTGCGCGGCTTGATTTGGGACAGGCTTCCCTCTTTCTTGCCAAAGGTGATCGTGGCTCCTGCTCTTTCTCTTGTCGCAGGAACACTCCTCATGGTGTCAGGCTCGGGATTCTCTTGGTCGGGCTTAGGAGCTTACCTCTTTGCGGGCTTGGGCTCGGTGATCCTGCATGAGCTGTTAGACGGCATCAAGAATCTCCCCGGAATCGGTGCGACCGTTCAAATGGTCATTGGAGTCATCCAAGGACTGCTTGGCGGAAAGAAAAGTGCGTAAAGTCTTTTTGGGCGTCGTGCTTCTCCTCGGAGCTTGCACGACGCTTGCCTATAAAGACGACATCGGCTTTCTTGTGTCCGCCCAAGCCGGATCGAGCGAGTTTCCGGTCTATCTGAACGGCAAGCTTTGTCGAGACATGGAGGGGTTGCCGGGACTCTGCGCCAAGCGCCTGAAATCCACCGAGCCGCTGACTTTCTCGTTCGATGCTCAAAGCTATAGCTACTCGCTCAATATCCGCTGCACTCAAGGGGTTGACACGATTCCGCCCGCAACGGTCCCAAGCGGAGAGCAGTATAGCTTTACGCTTAAGGCTGAGGCGTTCGCGCAATTCAGGAGTTTTACCTGCATCGGAGAAATCTTTCCGCAGGACAGGGACTCTCCGATCTCTTCCCAATTTGAAGTGCGCTTTTCTGTCGTGGATGCTCGTTACCTCCCGCGCGAGGCGATCTATCTACGCGACAAGGACGGAAAGACAGGGCTTGTGCTTGGCGCTCACGCGCGAACCTCTCACGTCTTCGATGAAGGAAAGTGGAAGCGGTACTCCAAGAAAACGATCGTTGAAATCAAGGGTGATCCTGAGCAAGTGAAAGCTTACTCAGAAAGTTTTGCTGCGCGATTCAACTACTACAATTATGACTGACTCAAGATTTAAGTATCAGGATCTCAGGCGTCCGGGGCTCACTTACGAGCAGCTGGATCACGTTTTCAAATCAGTCATGACGCCTGATATCGGCATCTGGAGTCTAATCGTTGCGGGCGTCAAGCTTGGTCTTTTCGTTGCCTATCTCTTCGGGAGAAAGCTCCTCATTGACCAGCACATGGCGTACAAAAAACAAGAGTACGAGCTGGGCCGCACAGGCGAATCCCAGGAAGAGATTGACCAAGACGACCTCGCCGGTATTCCCCGCTAGAGGTACTCAGCTAAATTCTTTTTGTCGGTGTTCGGCACTTGCTTGCTTTCGAGTACCTGTACGATCTTTTTGTTATCGCTGTCGCGATAGTTCAGCGTGAACTTATACGGAGAAAGCCCCGCGGTGGCTGACTCGACTAGCCCCTCTTTCACGGTCGGATCTGCTACACTGAGGAATGCGGGTGATGTTTCTACGTAACCGTCTGCATCGAATTTGAACACTCGCTTGTAGCGAGCAATGAATCTGCCTGCGTATTGAAAAGGCACCAAAAGCTCCACGGTGAGTGTGGCTTGCTGAGGAACATCCTTGAGAGTTCCTGCTACGTCGTTCAGGTAGCAGTAAACCAAGCACCGAGCAGGCTCGTCTGGAGTCACGCCATACGCACTATATAGATACGACATTAATGACACAGCAGGTGAGTTGATCCCGCTTTCCCAGTGAAGGTAGACCTTGATCTGAAGTGTTTCACGCGACGCAAGCAGGGTCGCAAAGGCGGCTTGAAACTCGGCGTAAGTGTTCGCGGTAGCGTATCCGGCTGAAGCGCTCCATGCTCCCGATTGAAAGGACTTCTCTACACCAGAAACGAGTGCTGAGAATTTTACGGCTGTGCCTGCTGGAGCATTGATGCTCGCTAGAAACGCGCTCACTTCATCCGCTTCAGTCATCTCCGCACTCACAAATGCAGGGTTATCAGTCGAGAAAATCTGGCCCGTGAGTTCGACGTAGATCAGAGAGATGGAGCTTTGAGTATTAGAGTCAGGGAAGTCGATAAAGTAGGGAGCGACTCCTGCGCCTTCTACCTCCAGCAGAGGCAGGTGCTCCTGAATATCTTCAGGCGGGCTTGCGTCTTCATAGACCTCAACGCTTTCGGCCCACACCGGGTTCTCCGGATCAGACACATCGACGTACATTTCAGCTACACCGAAGCGCACACCATTCACGACGGTGACAGTGAATACTTCGACACTTTGAATGGTGCCGTTTCCGGTATAGATAAACGCTGGGGGACGTACTCGGTTTTTGGCGTACTTGAAAGCTGGAACCACGTAATCAAGTGCGCCGCCGAGTGCCGGAGGAACGTCGTAGATATGAAGGTGGCGAAACGATGCTCGCCCTGGTGTGTAGGTTGGGTTTGATCCAACGTAGAGCCTCGTAGCAGAATTTCCGCGTGTGAACGCCGAAGCGAGGGAGCCGTGGAGGACGTTGTTAATTTCAATCCGATACCCAAAACCGCCATCCATCACAGCACGGAGATCCCAATATATTCTCACGACGTATTCGGTCCCTGCAACCGGCGACCAGGCCGACCCGACTATCTGTGCTGAATGTTGGCTCACGTTAGACGAATCTCGGGCCGTAATTCTCCACGTCCCCCCAGAAGCACTATGAAGGAGCGTGAAGGAGTCCGCTCCCGTGGGCGAGGACGGATTGCCGAGATGAACAGCACCGTAATTCACATCGGGCGTACCTGAATAAGTCGGCGTGATTTTAAATTCGATCATGCCGCGCATCCCTGCGAGCCCGATATCGGCGTTCGTGATATGAACACCATTTCCAGGCCCATTGGTGGCGAGTTTTCCGTCTACAATGGCAGGCGATCCGATCGCCGTCGCAGTTGTTGAGAGATTATTGCGCGTCCAGTTTCCGTTGATGGTGTCCGTGAATCGCGCACCAAAGACGGAGTTCACTGGAGTTTGATTTTTCTGGCGAAGAATCCCTGGAACAATCTCCGCTAGATTCGAATCATAAATGAACCCTGTATCATTCTGAAACGTCTGTTGGAAGATGCGCCCTGGATTCGGAACGAGTTTGAGGCGGCAACCTGATGGACCTACCTCGAAAAGGTCGGGGTCGAACTCGATCGCGTCCTCGTCCGTGCAATTGATTTGTTGTGCGAACACCTTCTCAGTTTAAGGTTCCTTGATACAAAGATCAACGAGCTTACGAAGAACGTCCGGCCAAATCTCAGGCCACGCCAAAAAGGCAAGTCCTCCTGCTTTTTCTGTCTGTTTCATCTCCCACCTCTGGAGACGTGAAACCCTGGACCGTGGACCGGCCTTCAATTCCAAATCAACCGCGCGTCCGTTGACACACAGGAGTATGTCGGGTGTGCCATTGATACAAACCTGTTGGATCTTCCTAAAGTGGATGGGGAGCCCTTTGCTTTTAAGCGCCTTCAGATCGCGCCATACGCGCTCTTTAAATCGTGTCTCAGGCTGCTTCGCCACGGGTAGGGAATCCTTCCACTTTGTCAGCCAGGGAGCGCCAGGAGTGTTCTACACCCACCGTAAGAGGCAGGTACCTGTGCGGGTAGGCCGACTGCATGATGGTCTGTATCACCGGAAAAATCTCGAGTTCCTGGGGGTGTGCGTCAAACACCAGCTCGTCATGCACCTGGAGGATCATCTTTGTTTGGCATTTCTTCTCGTCCAAGTAACGCGCTACCTCCAGCATGGCTTTCTTCACCACGTCAGCGCACCCACCCTGAATCAGATGATTAGGCGCCTTATAGGCAAGCGCTCTGATAGGGAAGTGACAAATACGGCCTGCCCAGTTCTTCACCCATCCGCGGCGCTTGGCGCGCTCAATCACGTCGTCACTAAACGCCTTCACTCCGGGCAGGCGGTCAAAGTAAACCTCCCTCAGGGCATCTGCTTTCTCTAGCTCAGCCATGTTGTGATCCACCTGCTCACGCGTCAGTGCGGAAAGAAGATCCGGACGCAGGGCCGCGCGTCCCCACTTCTTCACACGCATCAAATCCTGGAGCACAGCTATGGGGATGTTTGGGGAAAACAGTTCTGCGCAAAGCGTTGCGACCCCTCCGCCATAGAGCAGCATGAAGTTCAGCGTTTTTGCTGAATCCCTGTGAACTTTCATCAGCTGCGCCATTGCCTCATGAACGTCTAAGCCGCCAAGAACCTGCTCAATCACGTTCATCTGTTTTGCGTACTCAAGCATCAGACGATACTCCATCTGATCGTAGTCGAGCATCACTAAGGCCCGTCCTTTAGAAGGAACGACTGATCGGCGCGTGTTGAATTTGTCCGTGACCTTCTCGGTGCGCTTAGGAAGGTTTTGGAAGTTCGGACTCGAATAGGAGATGCGTCCAGGGGCAGTACCCCCCTGGCGCATGTTGGGATGGATAATCCCATCACGCGAAAACTTCAAGAAGTTGGCAAAGTACGTGGTGGCGCGCTTCTGAGCTTTTCTGATTTCAAGAATCTTCTCTCCTAGAGGCGTATTCATGTCCTCCAGCGCGTCCTTGGCAAAAGACGGATTCCCTTTCTCTGTCAGAGGGTAGGGAACTCCCATTCGATCAAAGATCGGTGCAAGTGTCTTACTGCTATCAACAAAAGGGACGCCTGTCATAGACTGAAATGCGTTTATTCCCTCTGTAATAACGCTTCGCTCGTTTGCGTAGGCTTCGCGAACAAAGTCAAGATCAACAGAGATGCCTGTTTTCTCCATCTCAAAGAATACTTTTGTGATCGCGCGTTCCTGAAGCATGATGTCCCACGGCCCGCGTTTCCCCTTCTCGACACTCTCCTGCTGTTTTCGGATGTTCGCGATTTGATAGCCGGCGAGCATGTGAGTGAGACGCGCATCCATCGCACCGTATCGAGCCATGATCTCAACAGGTACGCGATCAAACATTTTCTGTTTCTCGCCGTCCACCATTCGATAAAGCTTATGCTCCGTAATGTAGTCATCAACGCGCGTGTCTTTTCGAGCCCCCAGGGGTTTGACGAGCGCGTCAAGCGAGTAAGCGAAATGTTGGTTATAGGCAACGCGCCCAATGGCTTCGGTGCAGTGAATCTCTCCCGCCACACGTACCCCCTCCTGGTGCAGTACGGCCAGGTCAAATTTTGCGTTATGCATACACCAGAGAACGCCTGCCTGCTCAAACAAAGAAGTTAGGCTGCGTAGGCTTTTTCTTTTGTCGAGTGGATTGGACGAGCGCGCGTTGAAATCAAAATAGTACTCTTGCTCATGGTCCGCGAGAATGAGCGAGAACATCCGGTCATCTCCCCACACATCCAGCCCCGTGGTTTCTGTGTCGAGCGCCAGCCGTGGCTGACACATCAAATGAGCGCAGATACCGTCGATCTCACTTTTTTCGACTATCTTCACAGCGTTTGCCCATTGCTAAAAGACGGTCCACGAGTTCGGATAGGCTGATTCCCTCACGTGCGGCAGCACGTTCAAGTGCTTGCTTAAGCGTCGGACGAACACGAACGTACATAACCTGCGTGCGCTTTTCCCTTCCTATGTGCATATCAAAATCTTCCTGGGTGTCGTATTTGTTGAAGATTTTTCCAAGCTGCTTGGTTGGACCATGCTCTGCGTGTACTTCGATGCGCAAAGTATTTTCTGCCCCGACCTTTTTTACGTTTCATTGAATCACCTCCACTTTCAAAGGACACTTCGCTTTGAGTTCCGCTAACTCTTCCTCCAAAATGATCCGCGTCCACACTTTTAGAGCGCCATCAAACCGGAAACCAAATTCTTTGGCCTTTGTATTCGACACGCCTCCGTCCGTCCAGGGCTTTTCCGTGAACGCACGTAGCTTTACTTTAGGGGCCGTGGACCGTCGCATAACTTCCTCCACGTTGTAGTGGCTGAGCACACGCAACATACAAAGCACATCGAACACCGCTCGGTGCGCAAAGGGATTGAGAAATCCATGCGCAGGACAAAGGAAATCAAGCTTTCTGGTTTCAATCTTCGGAGGATAGGGGACATCACACGTGGTGTCGATCCAAGGAACACTCGGCATGGGGTCGCATCCGTGCCGCGCAAGCTCTGCTTCAAGTACCGGTCTATCAAAGAGCGTTCCATTGTGCGCAACGATGGACTTACCCTGGCTCATAAACGCTTGCACGTTACCGAGAATGGTCTTCACAGGCCGACCGTACTGCACTAGATCGTCATGCGTCAGGCCCGTTAGCTCCGTGATCCGTGGATCAAAAGGACCGTAATCATCCTGCCAGCAAACTTGGTTGAGCATCTGAAGGGGAAGCTTTCGCTCCGTATCCCAAAGAACGCAGCCCGCTTCAATAATGCGGCACTTTGTGGGATCAACAGGATCGGTGAACGTCGTTTCAAAGTCGATCCCAACGACTAACATGCCTGCACCTTGTCCTTCGGAGAAACGTGCAGCCCCAGCTTTCGCATTTTTTCTGTGAGCGTTGTACGCTGAATCCCAAGAAGTGCGGCTGCACGTGTTTTGTTTCCAAGGGCGTTTCGATACGCCTGCTCAACGAGCTGCCGCTCAATGTTGTTGATGAGCTTATAGAGGCTGCACCCCTCTGGTGGTAGCGTGACTTTGATATCCATTTCATAGCCTTTCTTTTTATGGTGCCCAGGGATTTTTTACTTCGCCCTGGGCGTCGAAGTTGGACTACAGAGTCGCGGGGGCGATGCTAGTAGTCCATTCCATCAGGCGCACCACTTGCGCCTGTAGCGGGTTGGCTTGAGGCTTGAGGCGCGTCAGGCTCAGTGCGGATGTCAGAGTCATCCACCTTGACCGCACGCGACTTCGTCGCTTCATGCCATTTTTTTGCTTCCTGAAGCTCAGCCTCAGTGGAATTTCTTCCTCCTGCCAGATCCCACACAAAGAATTTTCCTTCTTCGTTCTCCTTGATCGCGACGGTGAGCTTAAAAGTACTTCCGGCCAGGGGCTTATTGAACACACGAGCTTTCGCCGCAAGGGTTGCAAGCTTCTTGCCCGCCGACATCGACGTGCGCCGAAAGGACAAGCAGTGGGGGAACGCAAACCCTTCCGCGATATCCTTCGTGAGCAGCACGTAGAAGTTCAAGCACTTGTCGCGACGAACAGAGATCCCATTCACCACTTCCTCAAGAGGCCATCCCTGATTTTCGGGCGTATAAGGCACAGTACCTACGTACTTGTCCTTTTTGCCTTGTTTCTCGAAGAGCACCCAAGTCTTAAAGCTCCCAAACGCAAGTAACTCCAGCTCCTGGGGGGGCTGACTCGGACCCACCGCACCTCCTAGAAGCTTTGCTTCCAGGCTGTCGCGGATCTGTCCGACGTTTGCCACCCCTTCGGTGACGAACTTAGAAAGCCCCTGCATGAGAAGGATCTTCGGTACGAGTAAATCCCCTCCGTCAATGCCTTCCGATCCCCAAGCCGTTTCCTCGCTCACGGTAGCAGGTACCGCCGCCTCTGCTTTCTTTTCCACTTCTTGATTCTTCTTCGCCATTGCTTCCTTCTTTCATTGTTACGTGGCCCGTGGGCCGTTTTCTAGGTGGTATCCACCTATTCCTTTCGAATGCTGAGAGTCCTCTGGTGATTCGGCTCACCTACTCCAGGGATGGAGAAATCGGTGTTGCCTTGCTTAGCCGCTTCCTCCATCTCAGCCTTATAAAATGAATTGAGCGTTTGAGAGTTCACGCTCGCCATTTCAAAAAAGATACCTTTCTCTTTCAGGTACTCAAATAGCGCCTTCTTTTCTTCCAAAGTCTTAGGTACGCGTACCGAGAACCGATCCGACAAGGAAAGCGTCCCATGACCTTTCACAGGGTACTTATCTTTTTCGAGGTGCTCCATGTAGGAAATCACCTCGGCTTTGAGTTCGGCGTACTTTTGATTTTGGTCCTTCAGAGCATCCTCATGCTCTTCGACGACTGCTTTTTGTTTGAAAAGCTCGATACAAAGCTGGTCGAGTTCAGTTACTTTCACATCGGCCTTTGATTGTGCGTCCACGGTTGACGTAGCCGCAACCATGTCCCTATATGCTCTTTTTCCTTCTTCACTTGCTGGTGTCTGATCCATTGGCTTCCTCTTTTCTGTGTTATCTAATTTGATTGCATAGTTTATTTTTTATTGCAAGCACCTGTTCGGCGACACTGAGCTTATTGGCAAGTGACTCCATCGCGATCTCATCAATCGTTCCTGGTGACACCAGGTCGTATCGGATCACTTTCTTGTGGCGCTCTGATCCGCTTCGATAGTTTCTCGCCTCACTCTGAGCATCTTGCTCCAGGCTGAAATTCCTGGTGTAATAGATCGAATAAGCCGCCGCTGTGAGCGTCACACCCACACCACCAGCTGCCTGGTTCGCTACGATCGCTCGACACGAAGGATCGTTCTGGAAGCGGTCAATATTTGCCTGCCGATCTGACCCCGTCACCTCTCCGTGAAGCTCCGTATAGGGAATGGAAAGCTTCTCAAGCACCTTCCTGATCTGTCGATAATTCTGCTTAAACGTGCTCCAGATGATCACCTTTTCGTGGGACGGAATATCTTCAAGCAGATCCGTCAACGCCTGCACTCTCGGCACACTCTCCAGGTCGTGCTCCTGGCCGTTCTCATCTTTCACAAAGCCCGACACGATCTGCATGAGTCTCAGCGCCTTGGTGATGGCGATTTGAGCCGTCACGGCCTCCCCCGACTGGAGAAAGGCGATATACTCCTCGCGCATCTCTTCGTAGATCCTCGTCTGCTCACGGCTCATTTCAACATGAACAGGAATCTTCACGAGATCCGGAAGATCAAGGCACTCATCCTTCATCACGCGCATGGCCTTTTTATAAATGATCCTGTGCAACTCATCGAGCGCCCCCTCAGCTGCTTCGAATTTTGGGAAGTGGACATTTCGCGCCATCTTTTCGTTCTTGTCCGTGAAGTACCTCCCACGAAACGCGTAGAAGTTAAGCGGCCTGCCGAGAAGGTCCACAAAACTTTCCCCTTTGTCGAGAACGCGGTACTGCGCCCAAATGTCCATGGGATTATTGAGAATAGGCGTTCCTGACAAAATGTAGCGATGCTCCGCCAAGTCAGCCAGCACAATCGCCATCTTCGTGCGAACACCAGACGGGTTTTTCAAACGCTGTGATTCATCAAACACAAAGACCTCAGGCCGCCAGTTAATCCACCTCTGGCACAAATCTTTCATCTGAAGCGCTTCGTAGTTCGTCACAAAGATCGTTGCCGGATGGCTGTCCTTCCACTTCTCAAATATCTTGATCCGATTCACCTGCGAGCCTGTGAGAAGCTGCACCTGCTTCCCCACCTTAGAATCCAGATAAAATTCTTTCTTCCAGTTCTCACACACACTCACCGGACAAAAAACGATTGTACGCAGAATCCTTTGATACTCAGCAAACTTCGAACGCAGCACCGTAATCGTCGTAGACGTTTTCCGAGTCCCCATGTCCCAAAGAAAGGCAAAATCCCTGACCCCTGGGGCCGTGGCCCGCCTGAGTCCCTCTCTCTGATGTTCGGCGGGATCGCGAAGAAATTCGATCATTCACCACTCCGGAGAAGCCCCGCTGCGCGCATCTTAGCGAAGCAGTGTTCTTTCAACCCCTCAAACGCAATGTCTACCTGCTTCCTTGTGAAAGGGCCGAATTTCGCATCAAGCTGCACGCAAAATTGCGCGACCTCCTGGTCCTTCTCGCCAATGATCTCCGTACTGTTCACCCGCGGCATGATCGTGACCGCGGCGTGAAGCTGAACGTCTCTTCGCTTAGCCTTCTTGAGGAACATCGTCCGACCCCTCCGCCATGCGCTCAAGCTTTGAGAGCTGCTTATCTGTCACCATGAGCCGTGGGCCGTACTTCACCAGGCGATCCGTCATGTCGTCGAGAAACTTCTCCTCCCAATCCGTCGTCGCCCGATTGGACGCCTCTTGAATGAGAAGAGCAAACTGATCTGACGTGTATTTTCCCGCAATCATACGTGCAGCATACTCCAGGCTGCTTTCAAACGGTCCTGGAGTTTGAGTGCCTCAAAGCGAACTCCTGGAGGCACGGCACCCTTGTACACGTTTCTTTTTACGTTACCTAAGTCATGGGGATGTACCTTGACCACTACGTCCAGATCCCGAAAACCAACGAGAAACGGCCTCGTACACTCTCTCGCCACAGCTACCTTCAATTCCTTCAAAGTCATTTCCATACTCCCGGCGTGCTCGACGCCTTTACTCTCTGCTTTGTTTTTGGAAGCGTTCGAACCACGATCGCAGTCGCTCCCGGCTTCCACGCACGGCTCATCAGGTCATCTAGCTCCGACTCCTGATAAAAAAAGATACTTCTCTTATAGGGTTTCGGCTCACCACCGGACTCAAGCGGCGTGCTCCCGTGGATCAAAATCACTCCCATAGGGACTTCATTCGGCTCCGCCACCTTGCACCTCCTTGTTCGCCGTGTACTGTCTCAGTGCTTCGTAGCAATCGCCGACACTGTACCCTTGCGCCATTGCTGACTCAATGAAGTCGATCCACACACTTGCAAGAGTGTCCTGCGCTGGCGTCTGGTCCGTTACTCCTACTACTGGCTGCTCTGTCTTATCCATGACCATTCCCTCTAAAAAAGGGACTCCAGGCCACGCCGCTGTTGCCTCACGATCTGAGTTTCCGAGCGCATACCTGAAGTCCTGTTTTCCACACTACTCAGCCGCGGCTGAGGTCTGTTGTTGCACAGCCGTTGCTGTTCGCGTGGAATTTTTCTTCGCCGCTGCAAACGCCGATGCCTTTGCACCGATCGGACGAACCGCGGACTGCTGAAACGCTTTCAGCACCTTACGATTCACACTTGTCGGTAGGTCCGGACTCTTGAGAAGTGCCAGCACCTCCGCCTGTTTGAACGTAACCGTTACTTCTCCCCTTAAATTAGCCATGAATGCCTCCTTTGTTTGTTGTTACCTGTCCGACGCTATCAAACTTTTTAAAATGTGCAAGCCCCCCGAAAAATAAAAATCCCCTTCGCTCGACTTTCACTGTTTCCCGCCGAGGACGAGTGAAAGGAACAAAGGGGACTTTACAAGACCCTAATCGAGCGATACGGTTACTGTCAACATAGACCGCCGAGAAAGGACTCTCTCAGAATGATTCAGCTCATTAAGCTCCGTTCCTTCATGAAGGACGGAAAAGAAAAAAAGTACGACACATTCATCCATCCCGACCTCGCCGCACAAAGTGTCGCCGATCTTTTTGAAAATCTGGACGCCTACTTAGCGCAAATCCCTGCCGCCGAAAATTATAATCTCTTCTACACCCTCGCGCACTGCCGAGCAGGAGAAAAGCGTGCGTTCGAATCTCTTGACGTAATGTTCTTCGACATCGACGGAATCGACGTGTCTCGTGTGGACGAATACGCCACCGTCGTCTGCTCCACTCTCCAGGTGCCGAAAGAACACTGCGGAATCGTGTGCTCAGGAAACGGCCTTCACATCATCGTCGGGCTCAAGTACCCCATCGTCGATCCGAAGTTCTTCCAAACCCATCGCTTTCGGTACAAAGCCGTCCTTGAAATTCTCCGACAAGCCCTGGTGAAAGCCGAACTCCCTCTCAATAAAGAAAACTCCATGGACCCGTCCGTGTTCGATCACCGGCGCTTTTTCCGAATCCCAGGGACCGTGAACCGAAAGCCAGGAAAGCCTGACACCGTCGCCCGTCTCCTGAACGCAACCATTTTACCGAGTGACTTTGACCTCATCACCTTTTCAGGAATCCCTCTCATACCTGAATCCCACCAGGTGGAAGCAAAATCAGCTGCCGCCTTCATCAAAGCCGACAACGCAGCCGTTTTCACTCAGTGCTCATTCATGCAGCATGTGCGCACGCATCCCGCCGAAATCGACGAGCCTGAACTCTACGCAGCCCTTTCCATCATGGGGCGCATGACGAACGCCGAAGCCGTCGCTGTGAACACCTTTCAACCCCGCTTCGGAAAGCGCCACCATGGCGGATCAGAAGATGACATCAAACAGAAGCTAGAGCACGCAACCCTGGCGTCAGGCCCGCGCCTTTGCTCTTCCATCGCCCACCTTTGGAAGGGCTGCGCCACGTGCCCGTTCGCCGCCCAAAAATCATCCCCTATCATGCTGAAAAGCCCCGACTCCATCAAAACAGAGTCAACCGGCTTTCACGATATGGTGTTTGATCCAGAAACCCAGAAAGTAAAACGCGGAAAACCCAACTACAAGGATCTTCGCCAATTCTTCGAAAACAAGCACCTCTACCGATCGCACGATAAATTCGTGTGGGTCTGGAAGGAAACCCACTTCGAAGAAATGCCTCACGACTGGATCATGAACTTCGCCCAGAAGCACTTTGACCCCTATGCATCCAGCACCATGCGAAAAGAGTTTCTTGATCTCATTCAAACCACGAACCTTGTGCGCCAGGACGAATGGAGCCGCTCCACCATCGGCAAAGTGAACCTCAAAAACGGAGTGCTAGATATCCGAACAGGGGAACTTCACGCACACTCTCCGAGCTTTGGCTTTAAGTACGTTCTTCCCTACTCCTATGATCCAGGAGCCGTGGCCCCACGCTTCGAGCAGTTTCTAAGCGAAGTGTGTGCCGGACGGCCTGAACTCGTCCAGACCTTGCTTGAGTTTGGCGGCTACTGTCTGGCCGGATCTTCTTGCACCTACCAAAAGGCGCTCGTGCTTGAAGGAGAAGGAAACAACGGAAAGTCCACATTCATTGAGGTGATCAAGGCCGTAGCCGGTGGGGGGGCCTACACGACTCTTTCCTTTAAAGACATGGAGAACGTGGAACGAAGAAGCTCGCTCGACGGGAAGCTCTTCAACATCACCGAAGAAACTCCTAACAAACTTTTCGACACCACGAGCTTTAAGAACCTGATCTCAGGCGGTGAAATGCAAATCAGAAAACTGTATCGAAACGCCTACAACTTCAGAAACCGCGCCAAGCTCATCTTCTCCTGTAACCAAATGCCGATGAGTAACGACGCCTCTCGTGGCTTTTTTAGGCGCTTCTTGATCGTTCCTTTCGGAGTGAAATTCTCTCAGTCTCTTGGAAACATTGACCGACACATCGGAGAAAAGCTTCAGGAAGAGCTACCCGGAATCCTGAACGCCTTTTTGCTTGGATACGCAAGCCTTCTCAAAAACGATACGTTCTCAAAGGGCGATGATGAAACCGACGAGGATCTAATCGCCTATCAAGAAACCGTGGACCCCGTTCTACTTTGGTGCCGCGAGAACGTCGTCATCTATGACATTGATGCTCCTCAAAGCATCTCAGTACCTCTGCTCTACGACAATTTTCGTCAATGGTGCGAATCCAATGGGTATGAATCAAAAAACATCAATTCCATCAGTCTCTCCATTCAGCTCAGACGCTACATCCCCGACATCAAGACCCGACGCATTCGGGATCGGACGCAGCGCCGTCTCCAGGGGGTAGGCGTTCGCGAGGGGCCTTACTAGCCCCCTCTGGACCGCGGGCCGATTTCATGAAATCCTAAGAGGACCATGCCGCACTGGATGATCCCCCTTCTCTTTCTCCCCTTCTCCGTCACCTGGAACCTGACTGACGCATCCATCGAGTACGTTCTCTTTCACCCCTCCGCTCGAAGCTCCTTCATGGCAGAGAACGGCTACAGTCCCTTCGAAGGAGTGAATCTCGATCTCAACACCGAGCTTGCACCAGGAGTCTTTTGGGACAACACGATCAAATCCATGACCGACCGATCTCAGTACCGATATATTGCGTGGGAGTTCAAAATGTACGTGCGTCCGATCGAGTCCCTTGAAATCGGATACCACCACGAAAGCGAGCACATTCTCGACGGTGGAACCATTCGACCGTTTCCACTCTCTGACTCGCTTCGAATTACCTGGAAAATTTATTCGAATCCGAAGCCGCGCAAGGCTTGGTTCAACTTTTAAAAGAGGCGTCTAGTAGCGAGTCTATCGAATGGGACGCCCCCACACCATACCGTTAACACCCAGGCTCGGACACTCATTTGATGCTCGCTTTCGCTCGCAGGGGACCATCCGAGGCTGGCCTGACGCTACCTTTCAGGAGAAGAAGGCGGTCCCTTACGCTTAGGATATCGCGCCTGCGCTCGTTTTAATAGCTCGTCGTCAGAATAAAACTCCGTATCATCCACCCACACAAGCCCCGAGATGGCTGTCAATGCCTCTTCATCCCGTTTCAGAAAAAGCGAATCCAGGCGCTCCTGAGGGCTCCTCTGGAGGATGGGCTCATGTAGAGGAACTATTCGACTCATGTGCAATTACTC